GTACAACGTCACGCCAATGAGTGCAATATCGAGCATCATATAGGCTCATGCAATTAGAACAGCGGCTCTTGAAGTTCTGCCAACTCTTCGGCGGTGAGCCGCTTGGGCTGGCTATAGTCGAGTTGTACAATGTCGTGGAACTTGTCATTCGGCTTCACCTTTATCCTGCGCGGCTTGATCCAGTGGTCGCACTCTTGCATGGCATCTTCGGTGGTCATGGCAGACGCGCCAAGCGATGGCATCCGCTTCTGGTATCGCTCCGAAGCATAGCCTCCGTGGTCAGGGCATAGCCACTCGGAGACTTTGATCAGGCCGCAATAATAGGTGACGCGGATGCTATCTGGCTTGCCTTCCTTGCGCCAGCGGGAATAGCCAACATCGTCAACGTCAACCCATTCGGCCTGTACCTGTGTGGAGATCATCGCGCCAGAATATGCCTTCGTTCCGTGGTTGAACTGCGGAGGCGGGAATTCATGGCCGCACTCGATGCACACTCTAACGGCAGCATGATTGACAGTCAAACATTCTGGGCATTTCTTGACGGGGGCTTGACCGTCTTCCGTGCGCCCCTTGATCTTCGGCTTGATCTTGTCGATGAATCCGTGGCGCATCACGTTGTCGCCATAGTCCAGCACCAGGCAATTCTCTTTCCCCGGCGCAATGCGTGTGCCGCGCCCGACGATCTGGATGTAGAGGCCTGTGCTTTCGGTGGCCCTCACGATTGCCACGAGGTCAACATGCGGGACATTGAAGCCGGTGGTCAAGACGTTGACGTTGATCAGGCATTTGCTGCCGCCACGCCGGAATCGCTCGATCTTCTCGGCACGCGCGCTCATGCCATCGGCACCCGTCACCACATCCGCCTCGATGCCGTGCGTCTCAAACTCGGCACGGAGCAACTCGGCGTGATTGACACCGCAAGCGAAAACCAGCCACGCCTTGCGCTCCGCACCATACCGCACGATTTCTGCAACTGTTTCTGTTACCAATTCCGGGTCCGATGCAGCCTTGGCTAGTTCGCTCTCGATATACTCTCCGCCGCGCTTGCCGACGTTCGATAGGTCGATGGTCTTGACGCCGCTCTTGCTAATCACTGGGGCCAGGAATCCCTGCTCCATGAGATCGGCAACCGGAATATCGTATGCAATGCCATCAAATATCGCGTTGTCGCCTTCGTGCAGGTAGCCACTATCAAGCCGGTAGTTCGTAGCCGTAAGACCGACCACCTTCACACCGCGATTGCATATGCGAAGGTCGGAGAGGAACTTATTGTAGCGTGTGCCGTAGTTCTTCGGAATTAGATGCGCCTCGTCTACGATCACCAGATCAGGCGCTGGCACCATGTCATAAGCCTTCTTGTGGATCGACTGAATGCCCGCAAATGTGATCGGCTTCCGCAGCACCTTCTTCTTGAGGCTGGCGCTATAAAAGCCGACATCTGCCTCGGGATAAAGCGCGATCAATTCGCTGGCGTTCTGCTCCAGCAACTCCTTGATATGCGTCAAGATCAGAACGCGCGTGCCGGGATAACTCATCGCATCCTTGATCAGGTGCGCGATGATCAGGCTTTTCCCCGAGCCGGTCGGAGCGACGATGATCGGGTTGTCGCCCTTCTTGTCTGACCAATAATTGTATAGGCCGTCAATGGCAGCGCGTTGATAGGGGCGGAGTTCTAGCACTTGCTGAACTCCCTGCCCTTGTTCCGCACGATCTCGCCGTCTTCGTTGATGTAGTCGATCCAGTCCTCGCCGCTATCATGCACCGGCAGTTTGACCAGTGCCGGATTGTAGATGTGATCACCGCATCCGCTGCGCTGGTCGATTTCATCGAGTGCCTTCTTGTGCCTGGCGCATGACCAGCCTTCGGCCTCTGCCGTGGAGAAGGCGCATGTGCGGCAGTTCAGTTCCGCTGCGCTATCGCCGTGGCAGATCGAATGATACGGGCAGAACTTGCACTCGAACCATGCCGGATCGTTGCTGATTCCAAGCGGTGGCCGTTCGGTCGATATGATCGCTCTGGCCTTCTCGATAAGCCCTTCTGCAAAGGTATGATCAACCTTCAGCCGTTCTGCGTAAATCTCGTCGGTGTTCTTGTTGACCGAAATGAACAGGCAGCGATCCAACCCGCTCAAGTGCATTCCGATCTGGCACTGTGCATAGTAGATCGGCTTTGCCTTCTCGACGCCGAGGTTACACAGCACCTTGAAATACTTCTCGCTCATGGTCTTCACTTCGAGCGTGTGGACCTTAGAACTTTCCGGCAAGCCTTCGACCACTCCGTCCAAACTCAAGGCGAAATGCCCGCCAACCGCCGTGTATCGGAACTGTTGACCTGTTGCAGGATCGCGATCCCAGACCGTGCAACCAACTGCTCGTAGGTTCTGGATGACCCGCACTTCTTCGCGCTCTCCCGTCTCGAAGAGGCGCAAGATGCGACCTTCGTGCTTCTCAGTATGAGTCCACCGGAATTGATACCAAAGCGCGCGAGAACAGATGTTCCCGATCTGCGACCCGCCAAGATGCGGCCTGTGTGCGTTGCGGCGGTTCTCTTCGTATCGCTGGTAGATCGCCTTAACGATTGGCGATGTCATGTCGAGTTTCATACCTATTCCCTCCCTGTCACGCTCTCAACCAACCTTCGCTCGTAGCCCATCAACAGGCAAATGGTTTTCACTGGTGTGGCTTGATCATGCAGCCACTTGACGATCTTCATTCGCCTGATCGTGATTTCCTTGGTCATGTTCGCATCTTGCTGGGCAATGACGCGCTTGTAATAGTCGCTCGTGGCCGTGTCGCTTGCTCCAAAGTTCCTGGCAATGTCCTTCCACGACCGGCCCTTGATCCGCAGCTTCTCCATCCGCTGAAAGTCCTCCATCGACCAATCGCGGCGAACGATTTGCGCTTTGGGCCGATCTTCCTCACCATCCGTCCATGTGTAGCGTTTGAACTGCGGGATAAAGTCAACAGCAACATCATTCCAGACGATGCGGCCTTCAACATCGAAGCTCCAGAAGTTGCCGTCTAGCTGCTGCTTCATCAGGCGTTCGATTGCATAGGTGTCGGTGGTCATGATTATCTTACGCCCCAATCAATCCCCCAACTTCTATTCTTGTTAACTTTAGTTAGATAACTGTTTGTATTTTCGTATGTTCTTCCGCCTGTAATTATCTGGCCTTCTTCATTTTTTATGCCAATGCACAAATAAACATGATTTCTTTTTTCTGCTATATTTCCATGTTTGATGGTTATTGGAATTGGAGTTTCGTTTTCTAATATTTCCCATGCAATTATATCCTCATATTCAAGCCAAGCTTGTTTATTACTATCATTTCGGTCTCTTACAAAAACAGCCTTAAACCCAGGATTTGCTTTTATAATCATATTTTTTCTCCTTTTTGTAATAGGGGCGACCCGTAAGAGCCGCCCCGCTTTGCTTTACTTTTTCTTCCAGGGTGGCGTTGCAGCCGCCGCAGGTGCAGCCGCCGGTGTGCCGCCTTCGCACGGCTCGTATCCGGCGATCTCGTTCGATGCCTGATAGTTGCCCTCGGCGGGCTTGACTTTGACCGTAATCATAAGCGGCTTGTCGTGGAGGTCCGAACTCTCATTCGGCATCATGACACCAACCGACCGGCAGATAGCCGAGAGCGTCCTCTGGGCAATCTCTTCCGCCGTCTTGTTCGGGTTGTTGAGGTTCAGCCGGTCCATCAAGCTCACGCCCTGGTGCGGCCCTTCGATGATCTGGCAGGTGAGCACCAACATCGAGCCGGTCTGTGCCTTGGTGGGGCGCTCCTCCGACTTCGTGATCACGGCCTTGTACTTGCCAGCCGGGATCACTTCGCGTGGCGCACTCGGCTCCACAACATTCGCATCGAATCCATTCAGTCTCATTCTCTTCTCCTACTTTGCTACAAAGGCTTCAAAAGGGTTGCCGCTCTCGAATGTGAATGGCAACGGCTGGGTGATGTTGAAACGGTTCTTCGTCACGCTCGACGCTTGCGGGAAGCAGATGATCTCCCGGTCGCCTGTGCTGATCGCCCGCTTCTTGTCGCCATCACCTCGAACGTAGGTTTTGAGCCGGATCAGGCCCACGAGGTCCACGTTGTCAGTGTAATGCGGCAGTGACTTCTTGTGCATGCGCACCGTGTATCTGGCGAACGGATCGAAGTCCGGCAGATCGAGCGTCTCGGTATCAGCGTGGCCGATAAAGACCACGTTCATCCCGCGTTCGTAAGCCAGAGCGCCAGCCCATTCCCGCACCTGCCGGTGCTTCTCGGCGGCTGTATTGTAGCCCGCTCCGTATCCGCCACCGGCTTGGTTGATGCTCTTGGCCTTGGGATCGGCTGCAACAATCTCATGCTCGATCATGGTGGCA